TGACCCAATTTTATCACAACTCACAAGTACCGTTAATACTGTAGGAACACATAATAGTGGTTCAACTGTTTCTGATGCTGGAACTTTTGTATTAACTGAAACTTCTTTGGATATGCATTGTTGGGGTCTTAACCCTGTTGTTACTGCCAAGTTGCAACTCAACGGACAAGACCGATTTTCTGAGCGTGAAGGTTCTTATTTTAGTTGGGTTCAACCATTTCAAGCACACACCAGAAATCCTGATGAAGGAATTAATGTTTATTCCTTCGCTCTTCGCCCTGAAGAACATCAACCAAGTGGAACCTGTAATTTTTCTCGTATTGATAATGCAACTCTTCAATTGGTTCTTTCTAATGCTACTGTTGAAGGAACAAAGACTGCAAAGGTTCGTGTATATGCCACTAATTACAACGTATTGCGTATAATGTCAGGTATGGGTGGTTTGGCTTATTCCAATTAATTTTTTTTATTTTTTGTTGTCATTATTATGCTTCTCTACTATTATTTTACTTTTTATTAATAAATTTAAAAACATAAAAATATAAAAACATAAAAATATAAAAATATAAAAATATCATGTGATTTGAAATTAATATTTAATAAAACTATTAAATATTAATGAATAATATATTTATAAAAATGGAAAATAAAACATTTCATTTTTTAAAAACAAATCCAATAACTATTATAAAAGAATATAATGAAAAAAAACCAGAATATTATGTATATACTGACGGTGCTTGTTCTAATAATGGAAAATCAAATGCAAAAGCTGGATATGGTATTTATTTTGGTGAAAATGATAACAGAAATACATATAAAAGGATTGAAGGAAAACAAACAAATAATACTGCTGAAATAACAGCAATAATAGAAGCATATTATTTAATTGAAGATGATATTAAAAATGGAATAAATATTGGTATTGTTACTGATTCGACATATTCCATAAATTGTATAAAAAATTATGGAAAAAAATGTAATCAAAAAAATTGGAATGTTGAAATACCAAATAAAGAATTAGTAAAAATTGCTTTTGAATTATTTAATGATAAACAAAATATATCATTTATTCATATTAATTCACATACCAATAAAAAAGATATTCATTCATTTGGTAATTCAAAAGCAGACGAATTAGCAAATAAATCAATCGGTCATTTTTCATCAAATAAAAAAATATATTTAGATGTTCCTTATGAAAAAAAAAACGAAGCCAAAATAATGGGTGCAAAATGGGATATAAATAAAAAAAAATGGTATATAATGAATGATTGTAAAAATAAAACTGATTTTGATTTATTTTTTTAATAATAATTAATAATTATCAAACGAAACTTTATATCTGTCTTCTTCACTTAATTTTGTTCTTTTTCCTAAAAATTTAAAATATTTATTCGCTAAAGTATATTGTTTAGGTTTTTTACTTTCTAATACTTTCAAACGAACTTTCATAATCATTGCTACTTGCCATATACGTTTATGAGTATATCTTTTGTCTTTGTATAATTTTTCTAACTTATTAATTGTATTTTTAACGTCTTCTATTGTTGTATATTTTATATGTATTGTATCTTTTGGATTTTTATCAATATATACATCAAATGATTTTTTAGGATTTGTTGGGTTGAATAAAAAATGTTTTTTTGTTTTATTTTTATTTAAAGACTTATTTATTTTTTTAGTATTATGTTTCATAAAATAGAATAATATTTATACTTTTATTTATAATTCAATAATGAAGTATGTAAATCAAAATAATGAAGTATAATAATTTAAATATTTCTAAAACAATTAGAAATATTTCCTTCACGACAAATAGGACATCTTAATAAATTTACATTTCTGCAACGAATATAACATTCAACACAAACTTCATGAATACAACCATTAATTACAAAATATTCATATTTCTCATCAAAACAAATAAAACAAGAAACAGGATTTAAATATCTTTATATTATAATTACGATTTGAGATAAAATTATATAATGAATTTTCAGGTATTATTCTATTAAATTTAATGTAAAAAGATGTTGTTTTTATTTTATTTCTAAATTTTTCATTTAATGTAATTGTATCGTTCATTTCTAATGGATATCCTTCTTCTGCTCTTGTTCCACTTAAATTACATTGTCCTGTTGGTATAATAATAAATTCATTATTATCATTTTGAATATTAAAATAATTTTTAGATACTATTTTAATATTTTCAATAAATTGTGTTAAACTCCAATTTGGATTTACCGAATGATACATTGTTTGAGTTGTATATGCAATTTTAAAATACATATTAATATAAGGATGTTCTTGCATATTTTCTATTTAATTGTTATAATATGTTTAATATAATTTATAATTTCATTTTTTTTTATTGTAATTATTTTAATTTTTCTCTAACTATCATTAAATTATTGGCGACTTCACTTTCTTTTTTTGGTATATAATACATTAATTTTGCATTTTTTGTTTCAAGCAATATTTCTTTTAGTTCATCATTTTGTTTAAATTTAGCTTCTAATGCTTCATAATGTTCTTTATTTTTTCTTAATTCAAAATCTATATCTTTATTAATATTTTTTGGTTTTAACATTTCACCTTTTATTATTCCAGTTTTTGATTCACCTATTTTTTTGGCTAATTCTGGATCCTTTGATATTTTACTTTGACTATCTAATGAAAATTCGTTGTAAAATTTGGGATTTTCCTTTTTATATTTTGAACCTTCAACATAATGAATTACGCTTGCCCATTTATGATTATCCAAAACAAACTCACAAATCCAATAATCATCCAATTTTCTTCTCCAATCTTTATGATTTTTTAATTGTGCGTAATCTCTTATTTTTTCTTTTGATATTTTTTCCCCCGAAGATTTACCTGGTGAATTTTTATCATTTGCTTTTGAATAAATTAAAAATACAATTTCTTCATCAAATAAATTTCTTAACTCGGATTCAGTTATTTCTTTATCATAGTTTGCTATTTCATTTGTGTAATCTTTGTGAAGAAACATTTTAAAGTTATTAAATTCAGGAATTAAATTAAATAACCCGCCTTCACCTTCCATACATTTATTCACAACCATTTCTTTAATGTGAAATGGTAATTCCTTAAATTTAAAAATTTGTTTATTTTTATATCCAATTAATTTATAATGATTACCTGTATGATCTAAAATAATATAATATTCTGGTTCATATATTGTTTTGGAAGTATTTGATATTCCACATTTAATTATATTCAATAAATCATTTTGTTTATAAGATTCACTTGAAAAAATAATTATTTTAATGTTAAGTAATCTTTCAATTGTTTCTATAGCCCAAATATCAGCCCAAAATTCACAAGTTTTTATCATATTTTTAAAATCATTTACATTTTTGATATTTTTAAAAAATTTAAAATCGGATAAATATTCTTTTGATAGTTCCATTTCTAATTTGATTTTATCATATTGAACTTTTAATTGTTTTATTCGTGTTATTATTTCTTTATTTTCATTATTATTTAAATTTTTTTCCATCTTTTCTTTCAATTCTTTAATTTCATTTTTTATTTGCGTTAAATGTTGAATATCATTTTTTATTGAATTATTAAATAAATCATATTGATTTTTATAATTCATAAAAGTATCCTCTGTTATTTCTTTTGATAATTTATCCCGTAATTTTATTATTGTTGTTTCTTGACCTATTGATTTAAAAGCATCACGAATAGTTGCAAAAAAACAATCTCCTTTTCCTTCATTATCTTGAATATAATAATTCTTATTTTTCATAAATTTTTGAACCCAAATATCAGCATTTTGTTCATGATATTTTTCTATATTATCTTTTGCATCTTTTTCTTTTTCTTCATTTAATTCAGGTAAAACCAAAGTTTCGGGATTAATTGTAAAAATATCTTTTCTATATTCTGGAATATTTATTTTTGTTTTTTTTATCTCAATCATTTCATTCTTTTCATTCTTTTCATTCTTTTCATTTAATACATCCTTTTCAACAAACTCATCAATCTCTTTTTCGTTCATTTTATTTTCCATTAAAAAAGAATTATTTACAAAACTATAAAGCAATGGTTCTAAATTTTCAATATTTAATTCATTTTTATCATTTACATTTTTTTGAACATCATCAAATATTAATTCATATAATCCAATTTGAATTGCTTTTTTATTTCTTTGAATTAAATATATTGCATAAATAACAATATTATATTCTTGTATAAAATTATATTGAATATTACCGATAGAAATTAAAATAGAAATATCATTGACTGTAAATTTATATAAATCTTTTTCTTTATTTATATCACTTTTATAAACAGTTTTTATTTCAGGATAATTTATTTTATTATTTAATTTTGATAATACCATTATTTTATACTATATATAAATAATAAATATTAATTATAATAATTAAACCCACAAAAAATATTATATTTTTTCATTATATAATGAGTTTAACAAAAACTGAAATTAAAAATAAAATGGTAAAAAATATTATTGATGAAATAAATAATAGATTTTCAAATAATAAAAATATCCAAAAAATCAAAAATCATAATATTCAACAATATTTAATTCATCTTGAAAAAGAATTATTAAATATTTTAGATAACATTATTGAAAAAGAATTAAAATCTATTATTGGTAATGATAAAATATTAATAATTGAAAATATTATTAATAATCAAATAGACACTATTGTGAATAATTCAATCGAATGGTATAATAATTATGAATCTGAAACTGTTAATAAACGAATAGATAAAAATATTGATTTATATAGCGATAAAATAAAAGATATATTAATTCAAACCATAAAAAAAGTTTGTATAACTAAAAATGAAGATAATGAAGATAATGAAGATAATGGAGATAATGAAGATAATGAAGATAATGAAGATAATGAAGATAATGAAGATAATGGAGATAATGAAGATAATGGAGATAATGGAGATAATGATTTTTTAAAAAAAATCGAAAAAAATATAAACTCTATTGAATTAACGGTTGATAATCAAATAAAAAATGATTTTCATTCATGCAATTGCATTTGTTATATTTTTTATTATATTTATGATTCTATCGTTGATATTTGTTTTACAAATAATTCAACAATTGAACCAAATGAAAATGAAAATAAATTATGAATATTATTATTTTTTACCACAAAATAAATTTTTTCATAAATTTATCATGTTTTAATATTGATATATAAAACCATACACGTTTTCGTTGTTTAACGATAAATTCATTTGTTGGATAACCTTCAAATTGATATATTAAAGAAATAATTTCTTTTTTTTTTAATCTATTTATATTTATATTATAATATTCACAAATGAATGATAATTCTTTAATCGAACTATCATCATAATTAATGGTTAAATCGTCAAAACTATTTGCTCTATATCTTTTAAATGAATTATTATAATTAAAATTATTTAATAAATCATTTATATTTGTTTCAGGTATTTTTTTTTTATTATCTTCAACAATAATAAAAATATTTTCATTATCGTGCTTCTCTGTTTCATTATTATAGTTTGTTATTTCATTTTTTTCTTCCATATATGAATTAGATGCAAACATATAATAGATATGATTATTTTTTTTAATATATTATTTAATCTTTTAGATTAATTTAATTTGTTATTTAATTTATTATTTAATTTTTCTCAATTGAATTTATTGAAAATTTTATAAACCGATAATATCCATATATTTAAATTTAATTTTTTTAGTAAAAGATGGATATTCTTTTTGAATATCCATTGTTGCAATTTTTTTAATGATTTTTAAAAAATCTTCAATTCCATTAAAATCTTTAAAATATTCTGGATCATAAAGAATAGTAATATTTTCAGTTAGTTCATTAATTTCATTGGTTTTATTTTCTAAAGACATTAGAATTAAAACATCATTCATTAATTTTGTTAATAATTTAAATAATGTTTCTTTGTTAATTATTGAATTGGATGCAAGATTAAATAAAAAAGTAGAAAGTGATTTCCTTTTTTCATTTATTTTTGTAATTTTACAAAATTTATCGTAATCTTGAATACTATCTGCATATTCTATATTTTCAAATATTTTATAATATTCATTTAAATTTTTTTCAAGAATTAAACTCATAATTTTATATTTTTTAATAAAATCCGAATATAAATTAGCATATATTTTTGAATAAAATTTATTGTTTGATGCTATTTCAAATATTAAAAGTCCTATTTTTAATATATTTGTTTCATTACTATTACTATCATTACTATTACTGTCATTACTATTACTGTCATTATCATTATCATCTTGATCAATAATTTGAATTATTTTATTTTTAATATCAATATAATTTTTATCTGTTAATTTATTTAAATTTAGTCGAATATCATTTATTTTTATTTCAATATCTTCTTTTTTTATTTCTTTTGTTTCTTTTTTATTAAAACTTTTAAAATCTTTCAATGGTTTATTATTATTTCCATTTCCACTTCCATTTTTATAATTATTACGAAACCCAATTTGTTGTTGTTGTGGTGGTTTATTTTTATTTATGATAAAATCTTTTTCTGTAATATTTTTACCAATTTTTAATCCAATATCAATCATTTTTTGTTTTATGTCATTATTTAAAACAAAATGAAAATCAGATGAATTTTGAATTTGATATATATATTTAATATCATATTTATTTGAAATGATATCAGAAGAATGTGAAATCATGACACAAATAAAATATATAATATAATGATTATTATTTTTATATTATTTATTGAGAATATAAGAATATAAAAATAAATAATTAAAATATCATAATGAGTAATTATGAAATTTTTAACGATTGGAATGAACTTGATATTCCAGAAGATTTATTGAGAGGAATATATAATTATGGTTTTGAAAATCCAAGTTCAATACAACAAAAAAGTATTCTTTCAATAATGAAAGGGAAAGATGTTATAGCTCAAAGTCAAAGTGGAACAGGAAAAACGGGTTCTTTTACAATTGGTGCTTTATCACGTGTTAATTTAAATATAGATAATACTCAAATAATAATTATTTCGCCAACACGTGAAATATCAAATCAAATATATGAAGTTATAACAAAAATAAGTTGTATGATGAATAATATAAAAATATATAATTTAGTTGGTGGAAACTCAGTTCAAGATGATATACAATATTTAAAATTTAATAATCCACATATAGTTACTGGTTGTATTGGAAGAATAAATGATATGATACAAAGAAATTTAATTCACCTGGATAATTTAACTACTTTTATTATTGATGAAGTGGATGAAATTTTTTCAAATGATTTTAAACATCAAATAATGGATATTTTTAATCAAATAAAAAACTATAAAAAGAATAATATTCAATATGTATTTTTTAGTGCAACAATGCCTGAATTATTTAATGCCATGTTAAATGATTTAATGAAAAATCCAGTTCATATTATCGTTAAAAATGAATGTTTAACATTAGAAGGAATATCCCAATATTATATTGCTTTAAATAATGATTATGAAAAATATCTCGTTATTAAAGATTTATATTCATCTATTACATTATCACAAAGTATAATATATTGTAATAGTATTGGTAGAGTAAATGAATTATACGAAAATTTAATAAAAGATGATTTTCCCGTTTGTAGATTACACGGAAATCTGACAAAAGATGAACGTAATCAATCATTTAATGATTTTAAAAAAGGTAAATATCGTGTTTTAATATCTTCAAATATTACATCAAGAGGAATAGATATACAACAAATAAGTATTGTAATCAATTATGATTTACCCAAATGTAAACATAATTATTTACATAGAATAGGTCGTTCAGGAAGATTTGGAAAAAAAGGAGTTTCAATAAATTTGATAACAAAAAGAGACGTTCCAATTATAAAAGAAATTGAAGAACATTATAACACTGAAATAAATGAATTACCAATTAATTTTAATGAAAATTTATAAATCGTAAAGTTTATAAATCGTAAAGTTTATAATATTATTATATAATTATAATAAATATTATATGAATATTAAAACCTTAAAAAATTATTTTAATATGAATAATGATAATGATATTGATAACATAAATAATAATATTGCCAAGGATAAAAATAATTTAAATACAATAAATAAAGATATTTTAACCGTTTTTAAATTACCGATTTTTTATAATAATCAAAATAAATTATTGAATAATAATATTATAAGTGATTTAGAATTAATAAAAATAAATAATAGCAATAATATAGAAACAACAAATAATACAAATTTAGACTTAGTAATAGACATTAAAAATGAAACAGAACCTATTTATAATTATATATTTAAACCAACTGGATGTTTTGGAAAAAATATTTTAAGTATACTTCCAAATTATTATACAACAGATATTTATTTTTTAAAAGAAACACAAATTATCATAAAAAATATAAAAAATAATAAAACTCCCATTTATACAGAAATAGCGAAGCAGGAAGATAAAGAAGAAAAAGAAGAAAAAGAAGAAGATATATTGAATATATTGAATGAAATAAAGAATGATAATGGTTTTTTACAAAAATATTTATATATTGATTATGAAAATTTACAATTTTTAAATGATAATGATTTGTTTTTACAAATTATGAGTTTATTAAATATTGCTTCTCCATTATTATCACTAATGATTCCGATATTTGCATTAATTATACCATTCATAATTATTAAAGCAAAAGGAATAAATATAAATTTTAAAACATATAAAATAATATTATATCAAATTATTTCAGAGCATTCGCTTGGAAAACTTTTTACAGAATTTAATAGTGTTGAAATAGATAAAAAAATATATTTATTATGCAGTGGTATTATTTATTTATTTTCAATTTATAATAATTTTTTAATATGTTCTAAGTTTTATACTAATATGAAAAA